GGGAAATGCACTGCACTTCCCGTCTCCAGGAAGTGATCCCCCCCTAGGATGTATTTACATCCATTACGCCTCTTAATACGGCGAAATCCATCGGCGTTTTAGTGTGGCGGTGCCGTGCCGCGCGGATCTCTCAAGATGCTTCCCGTCGCTTGGTTCGTGTTTAAACACAGAACCACGAGGTTTCTCCTCGAGCTTCAGGAGACATTTCAAGAGCGCGCCATGTCCCTCTAGTTTATCTTCCTGATAAACCGGACAGCTACACCAAGCCCGAACTACAGGTGCTTGATGATCTTTACTCCACCCTTGGATGGAGACAAGGTGCTGAAAGGACACTTTGCCAAGGCCAGCAGCATTGGGGCTTAATATTGGGAGTTCTCCCAATATTGCCTCCACCTTCTTTATTAAGAAGGCAGAAGTTCGCCAATAACCTCGTTTGTAAAGGAGGTTAGAGGTCTTCACCCAGGAGATGAGCCGCTTAGCATGCCGCTTGTCGTCTGGAGGCATTTGCTTGATGTAAGTCGGTGTAACCACTTCACCAGCATATGCATCGGTTCCACAAGACTCCCGGAACTTTCCTGTCCAGAAGGACTTGTCGACCCCTACCTTACAGTAGTACTTATGTAGGTAGTCAACGACAACAGGAGCATACGTTGAGGGGACAATTATATCATCCCCATAAACGTAAACGTAACGCGATACTCGTAGAGCATTGTGGTACGTTACGGGAAGGTTGTACCCCCTTAAAAGGGCCGCTACACAGATAGTGTAGAAGTACATGGCCTCTACAGGGAAGCACAGAGCTGACCCCATGGAAGCAAACTTCTTTAGGTGGATAATCTCACCTGTGGGAAGCTTGGCTCTGGTCGATCTGCATGCTGAAATAGCACCCTGAAGATCAGGATTGCTATCAAACATGCGAATGGCAAGAGAGTAAGGTACTCTATCGCTCGCTGACGAAAGGTCTAAAGTAGCATAGCCTTCCGACGCCGACGCTATCAAAGCTAGCCGCTGATTCACTTCTTGGTTCCTAAAATTAAGGT